AGCTCTTGGGGATCTCAAACTGCGCCTTGATAAGAACCTTGCAAGGCTTCTCTGTCGGTTCCAGATCGTGCAAGGCCATATAGTCAGACGCAGCCGCAGCCAGCTTATGCTCAAACTTGCGCGTTTTCTCAGGAGTGTAAACCCTGCCGATTCGTGTGAACCTCGGCCGACCTTTCCCGATTGGCTGACCGTACATGAAAATGGTGACGCCCTTCATATGCGGTTCAACCAGGTCTCAATGTCTGTCTGATCTGCATCATCATCAGCAATCACGCCCACGTCATCCAAGATAGCTTCGAGGCTTACCGACTGATTCAATCCTTCTGCTATCAGATCCACAGCCAAACGGCTTTGCGATATCCCCTGACTATGTGAAGCGGCATCTAAACGAGACTTGAGGCCGACCGGCAAACGCACCACCAGCGCTTGTTTGGGTTCGCCCTTGCTTTGATACTTCATTTTCTTTTCCTTTGTTTTCAACGGCTTGTAACTATATTCACCTAGTCTGTTAAATAAATGTTAATAACCTATTGACCTTGATGTGATATCACCTTAACTATTAATCAACAACAACGCAACAGGAGAATAAGACAATGAACAATGCATCAGATTATAACCTGGACGCAATGGTAGCATCATGGGCGGTCGAGATCTTTGAGCAAGTAAACGATATCGACGACGCGCACGATCTAGCGTCACAATATGCAGACGGTAGCGAGTGGGTGATCTATCACTACAAGTCACACGAACTTTGCTTGAACTGCAACACGGACAACGGCGAGATGCAGTTCAAGGATTGCGGCATTTCAGACGGAGCAACATACAACTCCATCGGCTCAATGATTGCATATTTCGAGATCGAATCACGCCTAAACGCAGCAATTCAAACACTGTTCGAAATGGCAGAAGAAATAGAGGAAGCAGCATAATGAAAGATTCAGTTTACAGAATAAACATGAACACGATTAGCTTTAAGGCTTTCTGCGCCCTCCAAGAACTAGACAAAAGCTTTATAGGTTCGCCGGAATATTTAGGCATTGCCTATTTTTGGGGAAGCAATGGTTGCAAGTATTATTTGCGCGAAGCCTCAGTTGCTCAACGCCGCAGGGTTCACCATCTTTGGGTCAAGGCGGGCCTAGATTTGGCTGGGGAAACTTTGGAACATTACAAGATCATTCAACAAGTAACAAAATTAGCAGTGCCAACAACAAGGGAAGAGCTACAATGAAGGACTTTATCAAAGATTCAATCGGCGCATTTTCACTGGTTGCCATCATTTACATGGCGCTAGTTTTCACAGGGGCAATGTGATGGGCAAAGTGAATGCGCTATTTCAAGACGCCATCGAACGTATGTCGGAGATCTGCCCAGAATGTGACGGTGACGGGTTGGTTGTTGTGGAAATCTACAGACCGCAAAGCTTTGATCGTGATGTCGGGTTCATAGATTGCGAAGATCCAAGGCAGTGCGAACGATGCGCCGGCGAAGGTGTGATATTTAAGGAGGACGACGACGATGAATATTAATAGCGTAAACATTAAAAAGATGCACCACCGCAACGCGGGAGACACCGAGATCGCGGCGGCGCACCAGGTGTCCAAGCGGGTCGCAGGGAAGAGACTGCAAACCTTGCAAACGCTGTTTACCCTGATGGGAGGCACAGGGGAGCAGGTCGCGCTTGCCGCCAAGATGCCTATCACTAGCACAAGACCACGCTTAACGGAACTGTTAGAGATGGGCCTGATCGAAGACACAGGGCGCAGAGCAAAGAACGAATATCAAAACAACGAGATTGTTTGGGCAGTCACAGCGAAGGGGCAGCAATATGTATATCAAGTTTGAAGAAATCAAAGCCATGAGCGACCAGATCCGGTTGCTTGTTGACGACGATCAAGACACCTTTCTCGACACGCTAGACGGCGAGACCAACGCAATGGACATCTTGGGGCTGTTGGTTCAAGAGCGCGCCGAGTGCAAGGCGAATGAAATTGCCATGAAAGATCTGGCCAAAACCTATTCGCAGCGGTCGCAAAGACTAGCATCAAAACAAGATGCGATATCAATCACGATTGGCCACTTGCTAGACGCAATGGGTGAGACCAAGATCCAGCACCCAATCGCCACAGTGAGCCGTACAAAGCCACGGGCCAAGCTTGTGATAGTAGACGAGGCTGAGATACCCAGCCAGCTTGGCACATTCACTTTTAAGCCAGATCTAAAGGCAATCAGAAATCAGATGGACGATGGCGAACTTGTGCCAGGCTGCAAAATGACAATAGGCGATGCCTCAATAAGCGTAAGGATAAAATGATGAACGAACTAATTAAAGCAATGGCAGAGGTAAACGACCTCAACAGATCCCATGGGGTCGTGCAGCGAGGCGGAAAGAAATACACGGAAGTATTCGTGCGCGTCGAAGCATTCCGCAAAGCATTCGGAACAGATCACGGAATCAACACGGATGTGATGGCCGACGATGGCAAGCGCGTAGTCATCAAGGCGGTGATCACCAACAGCGCCGGCATGATTGTAGGCTCTGGCATGGCGGAAGAGATCCGAGGTCAAGGCAATGTAAACAAGACAAGCGCACTAGAAAACGCAGAGACCAGCGCGATCGGTCGGGCATTGGCCTCACTTGGTCTACATGGTGGCACATACGCCAGCTTGAACGAGGTCGACGCAGTACCACGCAAAGCAGCAGCGCAACAACAGGCTAGTTCTACGCAGCCGGCACCAACACCGCCACCAGCACCGTCAGCAGATCTTGTCCCACTCAAGACGCACCTGGGCAAAGAGCTACGCCAGACAGAGCATCAGGATTTCGCTGTCAGCCTGATTAAAATGTTCCAGGTCTACGCAAACACCACGCAGGACAAAGATGGCAATGAGGTTGAGCCACGTAAGCGTATGACTTTGATGCGTGAGCTAAAGGAACACAACGCAGACGCGATAGCTGCAATCAGTGAGGGTTTGCAGGATCAAGTCGAGAAGGCTTACCTCAAGAACATTAAATCTCTAGGAGCGCAGCTTAAAAATGACTGAAGCATGGGATGAAATGACGGAGCGTCACAAGCAGGAGCGTATTGATCTTGTAAAAGTCTGGGCCCTGACTAAGACCCAATCGGAAACAGCAGATATATTGGGCGTCAGTAGGCAGAACTTAAATATGTTTGGCGCTCGAAGCGGAATAACCTGGGCAATCAGAGGGAAGAAAAAGAAAAATGAATCAACATCTAAGTAAGTGTATTAACGCGGCTGAAATGGGCCTGACTCAAACGCAAACAGCAACCCTTTTAGATATTCCCCGCAGTGCGGTCAGAGAACTAGCACAGAAATACGGACTAAAATTCTTAAATCCAAACAGAAGTTTGAGCAGGAGACAAAATGAAAACAGAGCCACAGATAGCAATCGAGCGCTGCCAGAGACTGATAAAGATAATGATCTCGAAGCCAAGCAACACAAGCAGGTACAATCTAAGGCAGGAGCTAGAAGAAATACTTTCGTTGCTGGAGATAGCACAAAGACAGTAGCGGAGATCTTATCAAGTAAAATTCCAGAGCACGAAAAGTTTGAACTTATCTACGCAAAGAAAATCATGCTGTTCGAGCAGGGTCGCATGAGTAAAATCAACCGGCAAACGCTGCGAGAGGAGAGGCTTTACACCATAGATACCGCAGAAAGCCGCAGAATAATTAGGGACCGTGAGGAAAGCTTGCACAAGCGCAGCTTAATCTTAAACGGAATGAGGTACGATCAGAACCGGTTTGCATCAGAGATAGCGGTGAAGGCAGATCTGCCCGTCAAGTCGTGCGCCCAAATGCTAGATGTAATGTTTAGAGAAAACCTAATCGACCGCATTCAGGTTAGAGATGGCATAGGAAAAACAAGAACCAAGATGGTTTACAAATATAGGAGGCTACCAAAGTAATGACTGAACATGACTACGACAACGGCTACCGTGAAGGTATGCAGAAGATGCGAGACCTAGCCCAAGCCAGTATTGATGAGATGGAGGGAAAGCAATGAATAACAGGGGAATGATTGTCAGCGTGCAATTCCAAGCTGGCGAGTTTCGCGGTGATTGGAATACAGAGTTGCGCGATAAGGAGAGTTCGGATGGGTGATAGTGCGCGACCTAAGTGGGATTACAAGATTTCCGAAGAGAGGGTTTGGAGGTTGCGAGGCAGCATAAAGAAGATCACCCATCACTGGGAATTGACTGGCGCTGATACATCCCGCAACTGGCTTGAATTTCATCCAGAGGACGATGGAAAATTCAGGGCACCGAGTGGGTGGGACGAATTGTTTGAGTTTCGCCCAGATCATCGCGGCCTGATTTCACCGAACTACAAGGGGCATGCTGCCTGCAAGAGGCTTGATGAAATCAAGGCGTGGGAAAAGCAGAACGCCAACGACATAGCGGAATTGAAACGCCTTCAAGCAAAGCTGGGCTTGAGCGATAAGGAGGAGACCTCCAATGACTAAACTCGAAGAACTGAAGGCTGCTCGGGAAGCTGCTAGGGCTGATTATGATGCTTTGGATGATGCTTTGGATGATGCTTTGGATGCTGCTAATGGTGCTCGTGATGTTTTGGATGCTGCTGAGGCTGCTGAGGCTGCTTACCACGACGAACTGAAGGAACAGGAGAACTCTGATGACTAAGATGAAAACAGAGAGACTTGTTTTTAACAATGCGTATGGCACCCCAAAGTCATCTGTCTTGGACATCCATATGGACGGTGTGTTTATGGTTTGCCAGTGGTACGCGAGTTTTTGGGCAGGAGATTTATACACGGTTACATTAAATGGGCGTAACATCCCGTTAGATCTCAACGGAGAACCACAATTGGCAGATCTTAAAGGAGCGCAGGACAATGACTAAACTTGAAAAACTAAAGGCTGCTGCTGAGGCTAAGCTGGATGCTGCTTGTGGTGCTGTTAGGGCGGCTACTGAAGATGCTCGTGATGCTGCTTGTGCTGCTTATGAGGCTGCGAAGAGGGCTGCTCGGGTTGCTTATTCCGATGCTATTGATGCTGCTATTGATACTCGTGATACTGAGCTGGATGCTGCTTGGGATACTTACTACACCGAGCTAGATAAGATACAAGAGGAGAAACAGAATGATTTACTATGAAGCAAAAGATTTTCCGGTTGATGGCCTGGAAGCAACTGGAGATGATGTAAAGGTTCACGTCCCCAAAGGGGCCGAATGGCGCTCTTATAATCTGTTTGGCGATCAAGACGGTTCCATAATTGTTGATGGCGCTGGTGTTGGCAATGCATATCGCGTTGGAGATGGCAAGGGAGATGCGTATCGCTATGGCAAGGGTGCTGGCGGTGCGTGGCGCTATGGCGAGGGCCATGCGTGGCGATGGGGTGCTGGTAATGGCGGTGCGTATCGCGATGGTGAAATTGAGGAGGACGAATGATGGTCAATATAGAAGCAAAAGATTTTCCGGTTGATGGATTGGGATGCTTACACAGCTGAACTAAACAAACAGGAGAACTCTGATGAGTAAACTAGCTACATACATAATATATAAGGCGATTGTATGGATGGCCAGTTTAATCAAACTGTGGCGCAATCTGGTAAACGCTTCAACCAACTATAGACCCTGCAAACCAATCCCGTGGTAAGTGCAAAGACGAAAGCTGTTGTTAAGGTTAAGCCATCCATACAAAAGTTCGTGTGGTCAGGTTGTTAGATTCCATCAACGCACTCTATCAAGTGTTAAAAGAAAACCCGACCACAAGTATTTATACCATCAGCTCGAAGTGAGGTCCATCAATAAATGGACGACGGCCCTGTGATCTACGCAAATCAATGTAAGCGTTCATTGCTTCTTCCATCGTGCCATCCCAAGAACCGATGTCATCAATCTGCCATGCTGCACCCCAGCGAACCTTGCAGCCAACAGCGTTAGCTCCCTCTTTCATGGCGTCAGCAAGATCATCATAGACGTTAAGCTCCCATGACCCACGCCCACCAATGTAAGCCATAAGATCAACGGCGTTGCCGTCTAAGTGCTTGGACTTCATAGTCTGTGACGCACCCTTGGCCACTAGCTCTTTCTGCATTTCAATTGTTCTCATGCCTTGGATGACACCGAAGTCTATCTTGGTTGCTGTGATAGCGTGCTTGACGACAGCAACTAGCCGCTCGTCAACACCTTCCAACTTATCAAGGCTGCGCTGTGATAATTTAAAGCTCATTTCTTAAACCCTTTCATGGTTCTTATGCCGAAGCTGGCGGCAATACTTGCATACATGGCCCACTGAAACCAGCTTGGCGCTCGCTCAAGGTTGGCAAATCCCTCAGCCATGTACGGCTGCAGCGGAGGAATGAAGCTGCCTAACACTATGATAATAAAGCATATTGTCCACGCTTCATCCTTCCAACTGTCCTTGCTGGCCTCGATAGCTGCTTGCTCCCAAGAGATTTCACCAGTGGCGATTTTCATCTTGGTTTCAGCTTCTGCTGCTTTAACCTTTGCCTTGCTGTCTATCTGTGCTGTCACCAGCCCAATAACACTGCTTGCTATCTGCCCAATCATTGGCCTTTCCCCATGTTAGTAAAGCCGTAGTAAGCACCAACGATAGCTGCGATAGACACATAGTAAATGTTACTCATGCTCGACAGCATCTGGCTAGCCTGCGGTAGTCCCATCCATTCAGCGAAGACAACACCGAAGGGGAACACAAGCATCCCTGTCAGTGAGAACCAAGCCATGCGGCGCTGCGCATCCCGCTTAGCGTCAGCGTCTTCCATCTTACGGCGACGATCCTCGAGCATAATCTCACGCTCTTCCGGATCAAGCACCCCGTTCCCATTCAAGTCATACTCATTCATAGCGGTTTTCCTAACTCATCTATGGCGTCCCACGTACTGTCGAGGTCTGCCTTTAATTGTTTCAGCTTATCGTCGATGCCATCAGTAATTAGCTCGGCGCGTTCGACCTTGCTGCGGAGATCAAGCAACGTCTTCTGTTGCTCAAGGATACTCACCATCTGTGTACTGATCTGAGATAGTTGAGTATTTAATCCAGCCACATTGTTCTCACCGATGGTTTGCTCAAGTGCCTGAATCCGTGAGGTTGCTGCGATAACTTCGTTGACAGATTTTTCCACTCCCCAGAAACGATTAACCACATCGTACCCGTAGTAAATACCACCACTAAGAGAGCCAAGAAGAGGAAGGGCAGCAGCAAGATACACTCCCTTAAACGTAAACCCGCCAACCTTGAGTTCTGTTTCATCCGCCATACGCTATGCCTGCGCTGTAGATGTCGTCCGCAGTTTTAAACTCGCCACTCAAGAAGCCTTCAAACCCAACAGCAGCCCAGCCATTGTTCTGATTAGTGTAGAAATCCATAAGCAAGAGGTCGGATGTGGCGTCGTAAGTTACGGTGTTGTACGAGGCTACCGAGATATTGTTCTGCGCAGCCCAGTTATCAGTCCAAGATGTGATCTGCGTGTTGTTAGACGCAGCTAGGAAACCAGCCGCCTCCTGCGCATACGCCTCCACATCAGCCAGCGCTGTGTTGTATTCCTCAACATCCGCGTCCGTGACGGACATATCAGTGGTGGAGACCGCTTGCTGCACGTCCATTTGCTCTTGAACAGTATCAGCCTCCGCAGCCATCTCAGCTACCGCACCGACAGTTGCAAACGTAGTAGTCGCATCGACCAATGCATCAATTGCCACCGACATATTATCCAGAGCCAAATCAGCTTGGTCCTCTAGCAGCATGGACGTGTTGTAATACTGGGCGCTCTGCACATCAGTTAGCGCGTCGTTGTATGCAGACACCATTTGAACATTCAACTGAGCCGCTGTGATCGACCCGTCAGGTGCAATGCCGCCGATACCGGCGTAGTAATTAGCCCCCGTTGCCAGTGTCCGTGATAACCTCACTTGATCCATCAGGTTGTCCGCTGCTGTTGCCAAGTTGCTGATTGTCTGGTCCGCTACGGCGGCGGAACCTGTCAGACAAAGAAGGCTGGTTCCGATTACTTGCTTCCACATCAGGTAAGTCCTTTCCAATCATAAGTATTGCGTTCCAAAACGCTGTGCTCTCGCTGTACCCAACAACGAATAGAGAAGGGTTGGACCTATACTTAACGAAAGCATCGCGTCCAATTAGCAATCGACCTGTAGCCACATCCATAATGGGGCAAGGTGTATTGGCTAATGCCATAGCTCTGAACACGCGAGGCTCAGAACACATTACTGAAATACCAGAGACCTGCAGGCCCAGTCCACCAACAGCTTGCGGTGCGCCCATCAGCCTTGCGTCTTTACGCCTGTTGCATTGCTTGTCTTGCTCCATCGTCCCCTTGGCTATGCCAAACAAACTAACTTGGAATCCCTGTGAAGTGGGGATCAAGCAACTATCGTTACCTCCACCGCCCATCATGGTAGGTGCCATAGCTGTAGGTACAGGATTGCCCGTAACACCCTGCCCGCCGTTGTTGGTTACAGAGTTAGAGGTGTTGTTACTGTCAACATTAGAGCCAGCACCGATGTTGGTGTTGAGGTCTCCGTTAATATCTTGGGCAAAACATGGAGATGCCAGCAATATTATGGATAAGGCAACGCGCTTAATTCGCATTGGACCTCCAGAACGTCTCTTATCTTAGCGTCATGGCACATAATAACGAGACCAGCATCGGGATACCCCATATTAGCAAGCGTCTCTGCATTTTTTCTAGCTTCACAAACTGCCTCACCCATACACACTGAAGGAAAAAGCATAGGGGTCTGGTTGTCTACCGTAGTGCAAGCGCCGAGAGCAAGCACAGGCAGTAGACGAATAATCATCCGACCTTCATCAAGACAGCAAAGAGAAGGCCGATAATAGAACCGGTAGCAGCAAGCATGATACTTTCCATGCGCTTAACCCGACCAAATAAATCTTTAAACTGAATCTTAACTTCAGTTTTTATGGCGATGACCTCTTTCTCAAGTCCATCAATGCGCTCATGCGCAGAAGCTACCGTTCTCTTATCCATTCTTTAACCTCAGTTACGGCTCAGTGGGCCAAGTTATTGTATTCGGGAAACCAGCTTGCTGCGGTACACCCAAGAGGTCTGTACGATACGTGGTCCACTCAGTCTGCTTGGCTGCTGTTAGGTCAGCCCAACGCAAAGAGTTTGACACCAATGGGTCAACAACTGTGGCTAGGATGTTGTCACGTTTAGCACGGGCTTGTGCTGCTGTAGATGCATCTAGCTCTGCCTGAGTAGGGGCAACGTAGGCTGTGAAGTTAGAACCAATGAGAGCCATGACTTCTGCGTTGTCGATGGTTGTGTCAGTGTCGTAGTCTGTCAACAGGTAAGGTATCCAGCCGTAGTCTGGGTGATTAATCTCAACGTTGATGCTAGTGTTAGCTGCGTTCATTGATTGTGCGTTACGTACTTCTGTAATTGTAATGTTCATTAGGAAATCCTTACCCATAGTCCTGGCATGCCCTTACCATTGGCCGCACCTGCGCCGCCCAAGTGCCTCCAAGTGCCCGATACAGATGTTTGGTTAGGTGACTGGTTCCAGCCATTATCATAAAATCCTTGCCCACCATATGCATCAATATTACTAGTAATTGCAAAAAGACTTGATGCAGTAACATCTAGGTTATAATCTGTTGAGTTTGCGGGCCTACCCCAGATGTGAGTCCCAACAGCACCGAAGGTTGTACTAGCACCAACACCAGTCAGGGCAGAACCATCAATAGCTGGTAATGCTCCTGTAAGGTTAGCTGCTGTTAAAGATGATGACGACTGCAAGGCTGTATTTGCCAAGGCACCCTGTGCTGCTGTAGCCAAGCCAGTCAAAGAGGAACCATTGCCTGTCATCCCATTGGGAAAGTCGGGTGCGCCTGAGCCAGCTTCGTCTGTGATTGTATCTACTTTGATTGTACTCATTAGACTACCTCCTCGCCAATAAGGGTTACAGTTGTTCCGCCGTCCATAGTGTAGAACTCATAGGTGTGCCTTTTATCAATAGAGAGTGCCTGTGCGGGAGTATTCTCAACAGAGGCTGGAAGGGTTACTGTTGAGGCAGTGCCTAGGCCATACTCAAGAATACTATCAACCCCACTACCTGCAATGTACATCTTTGTACCATCAGGTTTGAAGAATACACCGTGAGGGTATGACTCTTGAAAAGCTAAAGAGAAGTTCTGTAAGTAGGCTGCTGTAGAGACATCCCAAGCTGTGCCTAAGTCATACTCACTAACAGTACCTGTGAGACTACCTACCATATACATCTTTAAGCCATCAGGTTTGAAGAAGACACCTCTAGGGGCTGTATCTTGAGTAGCTACAGATTTAGCCTGTGAGAAAGAAGCTGTAGTTACATTCCAAGCTGTACTTAAGTCATACTCATTAACGTCATCTCCAGCAGTCCCTACAACATACATCTTAGTGCCATCAGGTTTAAAGAAGATACCTGTAGGGCTTGTCTCTTGATTAGATACAAAGAATAGCTGTAAGTAAGAAGCTGTAGTGACATCCCAAGCTGTGCTTAGGTTGTACTCATAAACAGCATCTCCGGTAGCACCTATCACGTACATCTTTGTACCATCGGGTTTAAAGAATACACCATCGGGGTTTGCATCTTGAGTAGATACAGAGAAGTTCTGCAAGTAAGAAGCCGTAGAGACGTCCCAAGCTGTACTTAGGTTGTACTCGTTAACAGCATCTCCAGCATTCCCTACCATGTACATCTTTGTACCATCAGGTTTGAAGAATACACCAGTTGGGGATGTCCCTTGAGTAACTACAGATTTAGCCTGTGAAAAGACTGCTGTAGTTGCATCCCATTCACCTGATAGACGAGATGGCTTAAAGCTATAACGCCAGTTAGCATTAGTAGGTACTGAAGCAAAACTAACAGTTGTGTTAGCTGTTAAGGCACCCTGACTAAAGAAGTTATAGGCTCCTACATCAAGTGAAGGTGTAGCACCTGACACAGCTACAGGCTTGAACGAGTCAACACCTGTAAGCCCTGAGCCATCGCCTGTAGTTGTAAGCAACTCACCAGCACTATCAGGCAGAGTGAGTGTACGGTTGGTATCACTGTCAGGGGCGGCAAGAGTGAACGTACCTGTCCCCGATGAATTAGGTGTTAAGGCTATCTTGCTCATGCTGAAGGCTCCTGCGGCCAAGTGATTGTGTCGGGGAAACCAGACTGCGCAGGTACATCCCGTAGAGCCTGACGGTATGTTGTCATCTCTGCTGTCATCGTTACGTCACTGTTAGCTGTCCAGTCTGTTGCAGCTAGTAGATTGTCTCGTTTACCACGAACCTCATCTTCAGTTGGGGGATGCTGTACGGTAACACCAAGGTGCTGCTCTTCTGTGACCTCAACAGACACCCCGTCTATAAAATGCGTGTATGTCATAGTTTGATCCCCCACACTTTGTAATAGCCTAACATAGTTCCAGTAGCTGAACCCCCTGCCGAAGTAGTAAAGTAGAAACTAGCATTTGCATTTACCTCTGAGAAACGCATAACTGCTTGGTTCTGAGTCAGGGCATAGGGTAGGTCATTTTTTAAAGCCATAATATTTGAATCAACTTGTGTAATCACAGAAGACTTATTTGCGTTGTATATGAAAACTTGTCCCTGCAAATAGCCACCAGTTGAAGCTGGGGCATTTCTAACACTAGCTATGAGTTGACTAGACTTCTCTAAAACTGAAGAAGCAACTTGCGGATGGTCTCGTAGATAGAGGTACTCAGAACCCGTAATGGTTGTTGAGCTGCCATCACCAAGCCTCATATTAAAGTAGAGGTCCATTGAGGTATTACTGTGTTTTACGTCATAAAGGTCTATGCAGATTACATCATACTCAGAATCTAGAGATAAGGTTACTGCCGATACACTTGAGAAATAAGTTCTGTCAGTTATAACAGAGGTGGCACCACCAACACCCGCAGCACCAAGAGCCGCCACGGTGGCAGCATCAACAGATGTAACCCCCGCAAGGGCGGGCTGCAAAGCTGTATCTGCTAAAGCACCTTGAGCAGCCGTAGCAATACCTGTAATGTTAGAACCGTCTAGGTCAGGTGCTGCTGCACTATCAATGTCAGGCGTAGTGATACCTGTTGATCCGTTTAATGTGATACTCATAGTACGACCCACCTAGCTCCTGTTTCAATTGTAACTGAGACCCCAGCATCAATAGTGATAGGCCCAGTGGTCATGGCGTTCTTGCTTGCAGCTATTGTGTAGTTAGCTGTGACGTTCTGTTCGTTCTCATAAAAGATACCGTCTGCTGCACCACCGCCAATGCTGCCCCACTCGGTGCCGTTATATCCCTCAAAGGACGTATCGGTTGAGTTGAACCGCATAGCACCAGCAATCGGACCTGATGTTCGTTGGGCTGTTGTACCTGATGGCAGGTTAGCTTGGCCTGTTGTAGCTGTAGCCTGTACTGACGCATCAGCCTTAACACCCTGTGCCGCCGTTGCATAGGCTGTAGAGTCAGTCGTGGCTGCGGAACCTAAACCTAAGTTAGTTCTTGATGTGGCTACGTTAGCCAAGTCAGACAGGTTGTTGGCTTGAAGCACCGCACCTGACAAAGAGGCATAAGCTGCAACCCACTGACTACCTGTATATACCTTCATCGCATCGTCTGTTGTATTGAAGTATAAAGCGCCTGAAACTAACGGATTACCGTCATTGTCAAGCGTAGGATCGGAAGCCTTGGCCCCCAGGTAACGATCATCAAAGCTATCAAGGGCAGCAAGTGCTGCATCCTTTGCGGCTTCCGATGCTGTAGCAGAGTTTGCACTTGCCGTGGCCGATGCAGCCGCCTCGCCAGCCTTAGTTGTTGCAATGCCAGCCTGAGTTGTTGCAGTAGAAGCGCTTGTCGCCGCGTTGCTTTCCGATGTAGAGGCATTGGTTGCGCTTGTTGCAGCTTCAGCAGCTTTGGTTGTGGCAGTTGCAGCATTTGCAGAAGCATTTTGAATGTCAGTAATATTTGCGGCAGCTGTATTTACAGAGGCAATTGATCCAGCAACAGTACCTATATCAGCACCATCAGCGGCGACCGTATTAATGTTTGATGTATTGCCGGCAACAGTTGTCACGTTTCCAGAGATACCGGAAACAGTGGTCACATCTGTGCGGATCGTATTGACGTTTGTAATCGCGTCAGTTGCAACCGTACCGTCTTGGATTTCTGCCAGCGTCTTAATGTCAGCAGAGATTGCCGCAATGGTATCGACATCCCCGATCTCTGGACCTGGCTCTGGGTCGCCTGTCGTAGCGTTAAAGCCAAGAACCGTACCCTTACGAGCATCCTTCAGAGGCAGCTCAAGGTCTGTGTAAACATCACCAGGATTAACGTACAGCCCACGGTTCAGCTTTTCATCAAGCTGTTGTGTCATAATCACGTTACTGTCTAGCTGTTCATTCAAGCTAGAAGCTAGAAGATCACCGGCTGTAACGAAGTCTGTTGTACGGGAAAGCTCACGTCCACCAATGATCGTAAGAACATCAGATGCTATGAGAGCAGCAACCAAGGTAATAGATCCGGTCCCGTTTGCGTTAATACTTACCGAGTAATCCGCTGTCAGCGTTAGCTCCGTAGTCCCCTTAAAGACTGCGATATCACCACTGACTAAGATGTTGAATGTAAAGGCGTATGGCCCTGTTCCAGTATTACCTGTGAACTGAACGCGGCGCGTTACTGGATTAATTGCAATATCACTCATGTCGTTTTCCCGTTCATTTGTTCACTCTATACCAGATTTCTTCCGACATTCCAATAAGTCTCATCGGAATCCGCCGCCTGTCTGAACAATACTTGATGGCGGTAGCCAATATGTTTGATCGTTCTGCGTCTTGGCGCGGCGTTCCATTCTGCGAAGATAACCTGGGTTTATGGATTCTTGCAGTTGATACCACACCAGATAATTCATTGCCTCTTTGGTGTAGAACAAATTGGCGAATGGGACATTGCCCTTTGCCAGCCTTACAAAATCACCACCAACATCTTCGCCACTTCTAAACTTTTGCGCGAGATCAATGCCTTGGAAAATTGTGCCTATTCCTGGCCCAGCGGCAGTTTCTAAAGTGCCGCCACCGTATCTACTAGCCTCACCGAACAAGAAGTCACCGTATATGCCCAATCCACCGCCCTGTAACGCGGCAGCAAGAAAAGTTTCTGGGCTTGCGGGGCGCATTTCCCGACCCTTTGCTAGCTCCTTGAGCTGCATAACATAGTAACCCAAAAGAGTAGTACCAACTACAGTGTTTATTAAGCCAACATTAGCACCAACACCGCGCTGTAATTGCTCCTTAATAGACTTTGCACCATATCCATGGAGTTGTCGCCCAACACCCTTGGTTAATGCTGTCACACCAAACGACTTAAACATTCCCACAAACCTGATCGCCTCGCCGCCCCTTGTGCCTGGACGATAACCACCCCTCATAATCGCACGTTCTCTTGCACCAGGTGACGGAACCGAAAAATCTGCCTCTGATACTAAGAGAGCAAACATATTCTCCCTGATCTTAACATCTGGTATTTCACCAGGAATAAGATAAACGCGACCATCTGGACCTTTTTTCGCGCCCTTACGCGCAAGCTCCCAGCCCTTTTGATCTATGCCGTATGTATTAAGAATGCGACGAAGATCCTCTGGAACCTTATCATATCGCTTGCTAGCCTCACGGCCTAGATCGTTAGCAATCATTAGCGTTACGCCGCGCTTGTTGCTTTCCGTCCAAGGTTGCAGCAGGTTAAGCTTAAAGAACAAAGACATCATCTTAGATGTTTGGCCTGGCACATCATCGGCAGCATTAAAGCGAGACATGAAGTCACCTAGCTGTCCCTCTAGTCCAACCCCAAGGCGATCTGAAAACTCGCGCATTTCACCTTGGTTCATCCCCTTGAATACTGCCGACAATCCATCGCCCCAAGCATCCATCAAAGATCTGCCCTGATACATTCTGTTAGATGCAATAAACGCAACATCAGCCAAAGCAGATACCCAAGCGCCACCCAACTTTGCCATCGTCTGAATGGATCTAAAACCATGAAGCCATCTAGCAATGGGAGTGTGAGATCCAATATTTATATCTCCCGTCACCTCATCAAGAGCGGCTTGGAATGTAAGCGTAGAACTCCTTCGCTGAATCCTCTTTAATTTTGCTGGATCATTTCGGTATGTGTATTCCATGCGCTTAATTACGCGATCAACCATTGCTTGTGGGTTCGTTCCCAACATCTCCATAAGAGCAGTGGCTCTAGATGCTGATTGAATGTCTTGCAAAAAAGCTTCGCGCAATGACGCCTTGCCAAACTTTTGGTCGTAGTCGTACCAATCGTTAGGGCTTTTAAAAGTAAACACCCCAGACGCGCTTTCCTTTTTAGCAAGGTTGCCTGGTCCTTTAAATGCTTTGGAGATCTCTGTGCTGTCACCCTGTTTGCGAACACCACTAACGATTGCCTGATACGCACTATCAAGAAAACCGTCTATCCTATCGGCAGCAATATCCATTTTCTCATAGTCAAGCTTGTCTCGAATGTATGCTTTCCACTCATCAATCCCAGCCTTAACAAGCCTCCGCTGATCGTGGCTTGCCTGGACAACACGACCCTCTTTTAATCTTATATAAGCACCAGCTTGGTTCTCACGCTGCAAAGCTACGCGTTGATACTTGAATAGTATTTTACCCAAAGCAACAGCATCAGCAGAAGCGCCAGGCACACCAACAGGAGACTTCATGTTTAAGTCACCAATTACATTAGCGACCTCTCTTTCAAAGTCACCTTTCATATTATTAAACTGCACATTAAGGTTGGCTTTTTTTAAGTCAGCAGTCATTCCTCCAAGGTATGAGTTTACCAATCCAACAGTAATTGAATCAACAGAACGAGCAGATCCCTCAAATGGAGCATTAACCCCCACAAGAGGAGCCTCTAAGCCAAGAGAAGGATCTCCGACCATTTCGTCAGCCCGCTTAACAAGAGCCATTATCTTTTGCTCTTTCAAGATATTCATATATCGGTCGCGTTTTTCAATCTTTTTGGCAAGTTCGGCCTCTTTAGCCATGACCAAGCCACGATCAAATATTGCTGATTCTATATTCCCCAGCGCACCCTCTGCTTGACGCGCCTTTTTTTCGGCATTTAGCTCAGTAAGGATTTCATCAAGCTGTTTATCACTCAATCGGCCCTTGTTTGCGTTATCAACAATTTTTAAACAATCTGCCATTATGACCTCGCTAAGCAAACGGTTGCCGCCTCTGTAACTTCTACATAAGCTTGCGTCTGTGCCTCTATATTTTTTATACCATCAAGCTCTTCGATTTGATAATCAAGAAGATCCCCATCTTCTCGCATTTGCGCGATAATGGCCTCTTCCCTCATAATTATATCATCAAGCTCAATATCGTCACCAACCGTATCAAAACGAGCAGCAGCCTCGAAGTCTGCTATTGGGTCATTGGTAATATCAGAACCATAACGCGCCAACTTTTCAGCATGAATGTTCTCAATAGATCTGGCAACATCGTGGTACGCATCAATAGCATCGTCACCAGTTTCATCCATGCGCTTAGAGATTGAAGCCACTTCTTCGTCTGAAAGGTTTGTAACTTTGTATTCCTCAAGGTCGGAACGAATACCGTCTCTGCGCCCAATCTCAGCGTCAGACCAACCTTTAGCCTTATTGTATTCTATCCAATCTTGAGCGGCGTCCACGTCTTTCATTGAGAAGACAGGCTCTCCAGAGGCTTCCCGTCTAAGGGCTTCCATTAAAAGATCGGTGTCTCGCTCCGGTATGTATCCAGCCTCAAAGGCAGCAGCAGCCATGTCATCAAGATCGCTTCCGCTCTTAGGATTGCTGATTGAGCTAACTACACGCTTATTGTTTCTTGTGTAATCAGATCGCCCTTGAATATCTAAGTTCTGTATTTCCCCTCGGAACGTAGGGGACGTGTCGTTAATGCCGCCATTTTGCTTAATGAAGCTAAATAGTGTTTGCGGTTTTTTTGCAGACGGGGGAACGAGCATTTCTACCTGCACCGCTTGGTCTGTAACGTACTGGCGGATAGCCGTTTCGTATGTAATCTTGCCTCCCGTTATGCCATACATCTCACGGGTCTGCTTGACTGCACGATCAGCTTTAGCAAAAGCTTCGGCCTCGGTCATTCTTTTCGGTTCTGAAATAACAACCGCTTCAAGATCTGCCCTGACAGCAGCGTCTATCTCTATCGAATCAATAACGGCTTTCGCGTCAACATCAGCGCGACTAAGCATCCCAGCCACGGTGCCAATCCCGCCGCCCAGAAATAGGCCAGCGCCTACATTGAGCAAGGCTTCGCTCATCGTGTAATCAAGTTGCTGATCCTTGGATAAACCATAGTACAGAGGCTCAGTTAGCAAAGCGCCAGCAGTGCCTTCTACTGCTCCGACCCTAGCCCTACCACCCACGCGGCCAAATCTAGCTACAGACGCCGCCCTACCAGCAGGACCAACAAACGGTATAAACATTGTCGCAACTTCTACTGGGTCTGTTGCTACCGCCAGCATTCCGCCGCCAAACTTTGCAATCCCAGCAGTAAACCCAGATGGACTGCGAGATGCTATGGCGTTCCGGACAACCTCTTCTTTCTTGCCAGCGTATAAAAGCTTGGCCTCTTCATCCGACATCACTCTGTCAAATTTAAGAAGGTCTCCATATTTCTCAGTAAGGCTCTCTGGGGTTTGAAGTCTGCCCTCATCAATCGCTTGCTGAAAGATAGATTCCTTTTGCGTATCTTTTTCCTGATATATCGCGTCTAGCTGAGAGGTGAGTTGTAATCGAAGAGCAGGATCTGTTTCTGTAGCAAGATCAAACTCTATTGCCTTTTGACGGCCAGCCCGATCCCGCTCTGCTTCAAAAAACTCTTGACGCTGAACATCAGTAATCGCACGGGAAGTCGCTCTGGTTTGCTCGAATGAGCGGGATATCAACTCGCCCGTCATTGGCGTTTGAACGATCTCAGAAACAGCCCTGCCTAGAGAAACCCTTAACTCATCAGCGCCGACAGCGCGAAGCATTCTATTTTCTGTTTGGAGTGGGCGAGGCTGCATTACTTATTTTCCTCAACAATTCGTTGAATATCGGAGGCGTATGGGTTGGCCTCATCAATTACAACGGCTTCCTCTACAGCTCTTCCAGCCTGTATTTGACCCTCCTGTGCATATCCCGCCGCTTCAACAGACATTTCACTTGAGCTATATAGCCTCTTTACCAAAGCTGGCAGCTCTGAAAACTTGACCTCAAATCCAGAGGGAAGCACCACACCGTTTATGTCATAGTGCAGACTTAGCCCATCTCCAGTGCTGTTGTTCAAAAACTTTCCAGTGGATGAAAGTGAAGCCAACGCAACAGCTTCATCAACAAAGTCTGGAGCAGCGGGTGAGTCCAGTGGCTCTATACCAAGTTGGCCGAGCGCGTCTCCAGCCATTAACATAGACACATTGTATCGAACGACCTGTGGATCGAAATCCATTGGGACGACATAACGCCCACTCGTCTCTATAACTACTTGGTTGTACTCTGGTATTAAATCATTGATTGCGGATTCCACTGCGTCAGAAATATTGCCAACACTTCCGTTTTTCAACCTTGTAAAAGCAAGCTTCTGGGCCGTATTTACTTGCTGATTAAATATATCGTTAGCAACATTTCCGCCGCCACTCAGATATGCTTGCCGGTATTCACCCAGCACATCATTCATTTCAGTTATAACTTCATTTTTTGTCGTGTTTGGAAGACCCTCTAATATATTAGAAACCTCCATTAACGACATATCGACTAGCGCCTTTTGAACCGCAGGATTGTTTACATACATTGCCTGTACGTATTCTGGGCGCAGGCCTTGAGCGCGAAGCTCCTCTATAAACCGAGGAGAGTAATCACCAAGGCTATCAGTTATTTCATTGAAGGTTTGAGATGCAACATCAGAGTCAATGTTCTGTATAAAATTAACCAACTGAGCCGCCATTGACTTTGGCATGACGTTGCGGAGACCTTCTGGAACACCTAGATCGTCATACTGGCCATTCATAACGTCTCTTAGCATCAGCAGACTTTCTGCTGCATCCTCTACTCTACCTCGCGAAAATTGTATTGATGTATTCTCAACAATGTCCCCTACAGTTTCATTTGTAGAAACAACGAATGATGCTGCATCTTTTGTAATCTTGTCATTTCTTTCGGCAACGGACTGTTCCCAGGCTACAACCCTTTCTTGAGCCACAATTATATCTACTGGGCTTCCCTCAGATTTCGCTTGAATAAGATCCTCTTCAAGACCCCTTGCAATGATACCAATCTTGCTTCCGTCCATGTAAGCAAGAGCGCCCCTGTTAGCGGCGTCCTCTTGTGCGCCTTCCCAAGTTTCAGCCAAAGCATCGGCTTGCTCTTCTGGGAATACTGAAGCTATCACGGCTTCAGGAAACTGATAACCAGCGGGGACTTCACCCGTTAGAGCCAAAGCCTCCATTGCAGCGCTCAAGTCAGTAGTCGTTTCTGTTTGCGCAACGCCAATCTCACGGTCCAGCTTGCCCTGCATGGCGGTTACAAAGTTAAGGTTTGCTTCGTATGAAACTCCAGGAAGGGGACTTTCTTCGTACTGCTCAATCAATGAACGCTTCTCGTTAATTCCCGCAGCTTCATTAAAAAGATAAACTCTGTTTTGACGAACAGCTACCTTCATGGTGCTATCTACAACCGTACGTGCCTTTTCGTCAGACACACCAAGCGCCAACTGGCTTTCCTGTAGCTTTTCACCTGCCGCGACAAGTGACTCTTCAGTGGCTCCAGGCTGTGTTGCGCTATCAATTAGTGCTTGGGAACCCGCAGAAACAGTTCTGTTTACGGTTTGCGCCCAAGCTATTTTGGCCTTTTTAAATACAACTTCTGAATATCGGTTTTCATAGCTAGATGAAGACCCAGCAAGCCTAGCTCCAAGAACACCAGCAGCAACCGGATCAACAACCTCTAGTGAAGCTTTGTACCCGTCATTGATATCCTTCATTCTCGCTTGATATGTCGGCATAGACATATTTTCTTTGTCTGCCTCAAGAGTAAGCGCTTGCATATCTTGCGTGGCAAGCGTCTCGATTTCTACCACGGCAATTCTATTGGCAGCAGCGGCAGCAGCCTTTTCGGCAACGCCTCTAGGTCCGCCACCAGCTTCTATCGACTGAAGCGTAGGTATTGCGCCCTCTTCACGAACACGCTCTTCGCCACGCTCAACAGCTTTTTCTTCTGCCTTTTGAAATGCAAAGTTAGACATACGATCAAGTTGCTGAGAAAGCGTTTGATTTAGCTTTGCTTGCTCCCGAACATCAGCAAAGTCTAAGTTTTGCATCAGACGTGCCGTTATGCCTGTGCGCTGATATCTTGGAAGAATAGCCATACTTTAACCTAACCTATAATTGCCCTGCGGTATATGCAGCTTCGCCAAGCGTAGTAATAGCCTCGACTTTACCGCGATACTTAGCAGTCTCACCGGCGCTCTTGTAAATGTAAGCTTGCTCGGAAGCTTGGCCTATTGCCATAGCTGCGTTATCAGCAGCAATATTAAACTCATCAACGCCCTGACCCATTGCAAATTGCTGCATGGTTGCAGCAGATCCGGATGTTGCATCAACGCCGCCAGCAGCAGCCCTAGATATGATGGCCGCTAATGTTTCATTTAATCGCCCTAAGGCGTCTGCACCTTTTTGCTTAAAACCAAGTGCCTCAGATCTGCCGCGAAGGTCAGCCTGTTCAGCTTGAAGGTCATAGCCGCGTTGCTCTGCCTTACCCTTTTCGTAAGACGCTTTGGCGCTGAGAGCGCTGGTTCCAAGTGCGACCGCTGTTGCTACTTCCATATCTTAACTCCCCACGCTCAAACGGTACTCAAGACCTAGAACAATCATTTCCAATGGAACATTCTGGCTGATCGTAATCTGCCCCGTGCCGCTATAACCCAGCAAACCGTGCATTGTTTTAATGCCAGTGAACGGTTCAACCGGTGAATCAAGAACATTCTCGCCAAAGTTTCTGAATGAAACCTGCTTGCCGTTAATGGTCATATCCTTGGTGCTGTTTACAATCGCATCAACCTGGATAATCCGCTTCTTAAATCCCTGCACAGATCCAGACGACAGAACTGGCTCCGCTGGCATTGTCCTAGCAGTAACCGTGTAATTCAATCCGACCTGATAACTTGACGTAGCAGGGGATGCAAAGGTGATTGTGTATGGCGAAGCGGGAACCGTCTGTGCTGGCTCCAGAATACCGTCTCTGATGATCTGGACCGTTTCCCCTTGAAGCTGGTTCATGTTCACTGAGGAGGCCGCTCCTCCGCTCTTAACGCTATCCAAAGTCAAATCAGGCTCAAACTTCTCTAGCATGTAGTTGGCAGTGCCATTTATCGTGCGCTTAACGATTGCATAAACGTCTGCAACCTCTACGCCGACAGCTATGTACTCGCCATCAGTCACGAACCGGCTAGGCGCAATAACATTTTGCCCGACCAGGATGGAGTAAACCGCCATCGTGCCATCGTCACCGTTGACCACGAACAAGCGGTCGGACTCATCTGTAGACGCAGCCCTACGCGCAGCCATATCAACAGGGTTCTTGAGCAAGTGAGAGCTAAGAGCGGATATGTTCTGAACCTGGTAAGACGCTGTGGTGTCGCCAAACTGGAACACGTTGATTGATTTACCTTGACGCTGAATAAAGATTGACGCGCCGTTTAGCTCTTCAATCGGGATACCAGCCTTTGATCCCAACCTTGTCTGAGGCCGAACAAAGAATGTTGATGGCGTAATCGGATCACCAGAGGTTTGCAAGATTACGAACTCACCACCGGTCGTAAAGATCCGGAAGTCATTGCCTGAGAATAGATTAACGATAGTGTTAAGCTGGTTGGTGTTAATAGTGGCCTCAACACTCTCATCAGCAAGGCCAGTACCTGCGCTGAAATCAAAGTAGTTGATTACGCCAGAACCCCAGATTGTGTTGGGTCTGGACTTAGATCCACCAAAGTACAACCGGCCCTCATGGAATGCAGCAGAGCGTGGCCAGCCGCGAGTATTAGACCACACGTCTTCATAGCCATGTTCGCTTTCCCATTCACCGGCAAGAATCGCACCATCGTCAAAGAACGGAACTTCCACTACAGCCTTCATAACTGTCGAAGATACATACTCAACATATCTAGCGCGACCGAATGTACTGGTTACTTGCAGATACTCATTAACAGCAGCAGGAGCAAAAGGCTCAACCTTATACCCTGTGGTTGCATCTGGCGCTGTGGTCCAAGCGGGATAGACAGTCAGAACCTTTGTAGAAGCAACGAAGTCTTCAACATGGCGCGTCTGACCTGATCCAGTACCGGAAGTTAAAGTAATGAACATCCCGTTAGGCTGGTCATCCGCATAGGAACTAGAGGCCTTAACTGTAATTGTGTTCGCAGATCCAGCCTGTCCCGTACCTGTTTCGGTTGTTGCAGCAGACGCAGTGATCTCAATATTGCCCGAAGTGGCGCTGGGCGTAACCGTGAAGTCTGGCTGGTGCGTATCAAAGGCGTAAGGATACTGGGGAAGGTTGGTTATAGGCAGGTTTTCCAACGTCCAGTTTGTATCTGCATTGCGCACCAGGCGCTTGGTCTGGAGATCTTGATGGCAGAGAATGAGCGTATCAACAGCCTGAGTATAATTAATCTCATCCAGCATAGCAGTCGTGATATCTGTAGCAGCCAGATAATCGTTGCCGCTTCCGTTTATGTTGGTCTGTAGAACGCCAGCCTTAAAGATATAAATGCGCTGAGTAACAAGCACGAGAAAATAGCTATCATCCACACTGAACTCAAACGGGATAACCTTAAAGTCTGTAAAGCTAGAGCCGAAGTCATGGATAAACTTAGACCCATCACGGCGACGAAACCCGCCCTGTGGCTGGATAATGACGTTAGTAGCTTCCTCAAGACCATTCTTATATTGCTGTAGGTCAGTACGAGCGCGAATGAGAGGATCAAGCTCACCAACCGAGAAGTTGGTCTGGAACTGCATAATCCGCATTTTAGTATCTCACATCAATAAGGGCGTAGTCCTCAATAATCTCCGGTGGCTTGCCACGACCATCTATGTTCATCGCCTCACGCATCAATCCACCACGATTTGACTCGCCTGGAGATCCGTAAGCCAAAGCGCGGAAATAGTCTGACTTGCTGATTTGGTCTGTGATTGTAAATGCCAACTCCGCTGCCAGCGCAGAGCGCAACAGTCTCACAAAGTAATTAGGCATTTTGCTCTCATCAACTGTGCCTTGATAGTCGATGAAGATCTTTTCAAAATTAGTATAAAGCTGATCCCCGTAGATCTCCCAGCCATAACGAGTGGGGTTTTCGGATAGACCAGCACTTCTAAATACAGCTAGAACACCAGAGAGTAGATCGCCAGGTAGCTGATAGGCATACTTCCACTCATCAATCGGGGCCGTAGACAGGCGGTTAAGCTGAACCTTCTTAACGCTCCAACTCCATTGGTAGTTTGAGAGGATCGAATCTCTGAGATCTGGATAAAGACGATCACAAGCCTGAGCCGAATCAGACCCCTCCGTAAACGAAGAAATGGGCGAAGCGCCCAGCAGGATTAAAGCATCAGAACATATTGAAAGTGAAGTGTCGCCAGCAGCCATAACGGTTCTCCGTAAGAGGTGGAGAGGGCCAGTGCGAACCAGCCCTCCCTTTCTTTAGATTACTGCCGCTGTAATAACGCCAGCAGTGTTGGTTGCTACGAGCGTTTGACCGCCATCGCTACCGTATGTGTAGATCCAATCACCAGTAGTGATAAGAGCCTCAACTGTGTTGAAGTAACCGGAACCGGCAATAGTAGCTTTGTTGTCACCAGAGGACTTGTAGCTATAGATTGCAGGAGCATTGCCGCTTTTAGAAGCGCCAACGGTTGACCAGTTTGCTGTTGCGAATGCCATGTTTCAGATCTCCTTATTCAGTACAAGAAATTTTAACGATGCCAGCACCGTCGATTGAAACAGAACCAGCAGAGAACATTGAGCTAACCAAGAACGATGTCTTTTCTGGGATATAGTTGACTTCGGTTTTCTGAGCCATTGACTCAGCATAGCCCATTGCGTCTTTGTGCCAGGCGAAACAAGTACGAGTTGAAGGCTTAGGAATACCACCCTCATCACGATCACCAACTGTCAAGATGTTGAATCCCATGAATGTGTTGATTTCACCTTGGACAAGAGCCTTTACAGAAGCAAAGTCTTGGCTTGTGATTTCAGTTTCACCGAGCAAAGAATCTAGCTGAGAAGCATGCATAAGCAAGTTACGACCTTCAGAAGGTACGTTCTTCTCATTCATTGCCTTCGCAGTAGCGCGAAGTTTTTCGATGTTCATGTTTGTAGCTGCACCACCAATGCTTGTTGCAACGGCTGTTGTGCCGGTAGCAGCATTCAGAGCATCAATCATAATCTGGTCCATGCGACGAGCAATAGACTTAGATACAACTTGAACCAATTCAGAACGCTCATCGAAGTTGATGTGTGACTGTTGGAAAATGTCTGAGTATTCCGCAGCAATGTAATCTTCCATTGTCGCAGTTACTTGGCCATATGTTACGTTAAGCGGTGTAACATCGGTTTGTGGTACGCGCAAAGTTGCTACGCCCTTACCGATTGTTGGGAACTTAACTGTGTTACCGGCTACGCCAGTACGAGTCCGCATTGTGCCGCGAAGCACAGATTCGGCTTGATACGCTTGCTTGACCTCAGAATCGAAGAGATCAACAAAAGCTGTTGATACGTTAATCGCCATTAGCAAAACCTCATTTTGCGTTTCTATTAAACGCTTCCGTTATCCGAGGTTTCGGGCGGTCGCTTGCGCGTTATGGCCGCGCCAACCAGTAGATTACTACATCTAACGGGCCGAGCGCGGTTAGCCGTTAAAGGCAAAATACACGCAAGCGATACTTATTGCAAGACTTTAAGAGTTTTGCTGTGACTGAAACCATTTCTGTTCCATCTGGGTGCGCCATGCAGCATCGCTTTGCCAGCGCGGATCAGAGATAGCAGTGTTAAGATCTTGCTTTGTCATGCTGGACTGCTGAACTGTAGGCTTGATAGGGATGTTCTCATTCGTAATCGCCTGGTGATACTTCAAAAATGCGTTGATAGCATCGGCATTATTCAGAGAATACGCTATAGCTTCACGCTCAGAGGGATTTAAAGGAGCCTTCATAAGCACTCGCTCTGTCATCTGGATCTTCTCAGAGGCATTTGCCCCAAGCTTTTCCATCTCCGCACGTTGATCGTACTGTACGCTTTCTTGCGCATCCTTAGATAGAGCTAAGACACGACCCGCCAGATCCTCGAAAGCACCCTGGCTAATCCCATTCTCTTTAGCCCAATCCTGATATACGGCGACAGTCGGATCTTCAGAGTCCAAACCCTGATCCGCAAGTGCAGATACATCATACTCTTCCGGTGCTTTATGTTTGCCGGACTTAAACTTCTTTTCAAGCTCCGCATAGCTTTTTGCAAGCTTTTCAACATCAGGTCCATCCTCATCCCAAAACTTCTCAGGGTAATACTCTGGACGCTCTAACGGTCCATCATCGCTTGCAGCCTTCTCTTCACCTGGAGGCTGTTCGTGAACTGCAACAGGTGCGTCCTCTTGAGGAGCCTCTGGTTCTAGCACGTTAATCATTGGGCCATCAGCCGCTACTTCTTCTGCCATTGCTTCAGCCATTGTTTGACCTTCCTATTCTTTTTTCAATCATGCGAACCATTTCAGCCATGCCTGTTCTGACATAACCGAAACTCGCATCTTCACCTGGAATCCAAGTCGGTTGCTCAATCGTAACACTTCGCAAGTGACTCAGCACACGTTGCCCCTCAGTGCTTTTAAAGACCTTCCCATACAGGATATCTATATCAGCAGCCTTTGGGGCTTCGCTTGTCGCTTGGGTTAAACCTTCCCACCCATCGGGTGAACTCATTGCATCGCCTCCATTGTTGCTCCACCATCGTTAGCAGCAGGTGGCCCTTCTTCGGCCATTGCTTGTTCCTGCATCTGTTGCATCATCATTTCTTGCTCTTCCGGTGTGGTGAGCAATTCTTGTTTGATGTTCATTTTTTGCGCAATAAAAGCGGTAATCCTTGGGATCGACAGAGCCATCTGACCTTGCGGACCTAGAGAGTTAGCGATCTGCATGAACTGCACAATGTCATTAACCTCTTGAAGCTTCTGTGCTTGTGCGAGAGGCGCGACCGGTGTGACCTTAACCTCAACTCCGTTTACCTTGAGCGGTAGGTCGATGTAGCCAGCCTGATCCATCACGTAGAGAACGCGAGAAACCAAAGGAACCATCGTTTCGTCAATCAATCGACCGAACGCAGAACCAAGATTGGACGCCAATTCGCGTGACCTTTCCGCAATCTCAGTAGCAGAACGAGCAGACATGTTGTCAGGCGGCAGCGTATCATCCATCAGGATCTTCTTGATGCTCATACGCAGATCATTCATTACGATCTGGCTTGTGTTGAAGTCACCGGCACGAGGCAATGGTGACAAAGATGGACCTTGTGCGCCACCGTTACGAGCAACACCAATGATTGCACCTGGCTGGATCTTGACGTTCTGAGGATTCAGAACCCCGTCATCAGCAGCAGTATAGACGCCAGAGATAGACAGGGAGGCGTTCTTCAACACCAACTCGACAGTCTTGTTCAGCGTCTTGATATCAGCAATCGCAGTAACCAGTGGGCCACGACCGTAGATCTCACCGGCAACCTTCATGTAACGCGCCACGATAAATGGCGAGGACTTCATGTTGCGGTAAACAAGCTCTTGTTTCTTGCCAGGCCAGATAACGTGGTAACAATAGATTGCACGTTCGTAGTCGTAGATCACCGCGTCCATCAGATCTATCTCTTTAGATGGTGAACGTGATATCGCCTCTGCTAATTCTGGCGTGATTGTAGCGTCTGGATACTCTTGTGGTATTGCTTCAGCCTTCATGCGGATCTTGCGATACACATTATCGACGTTACCGAACGAGCCTTCTTCAATCGACACAAGGTACTGAGGGATCGGCGTAAAGCGAATGGGAGTAGCTTCATCACCTGGCGTAACCATCATAACGGCCGTACCAACACATAGGTCCAGCAAGAACTCACCCATTGCCAGGTCGAAGTTAGTCTGGCGCATAACCTCAAACATACGTGTAGTATATGCGTCTAACGCAGCTTGAGCCTGTGGAGTATTGGCTTCCGGAATACCGCTGCCAGTTTCCAAACGACACCACTGCTTTTGTGGCGGGAACAAACCGGCTTGGATACGGTTGGCAAAACGCTGCGTTGCAGAGATAGCTGTGGAATCAAACACGCGACCCATCTTGCGTTGACCAGCAGTGCCGCCATCATAGTTGCCATCATACATGTTACGCTGTGGCAGAGCGAACTCATAGCAATCTTCATAGATAGAGCGCCACTGATCCTTGCGGGATTGGGCCTTGGCCTCACGCTCCATGATATCTCTTACGTCTAGCCGAGCCATTTACTTATCCTTTTTTGTGACGATTGGCGAAGTTACGCGCCGCATCAACAGATCCAAAACCCCATGCTTTCAAGGCTAATGCCTTGCGGGTTGGTTCACCCTTATCATCCTTCATCGGACCTTTCATTCCAGCGAACCTAGCAGCAAAGCTAACACGCCGAGGATTGGTCCCTGTCTTTACAGGAGACTTTAGATTGCCTCCGTCTTTCTTTTCAAAGTGCTTGCGGCCAGCTTCATTGAGGCCACCCGCAGGGTTTTGAAACGCTTTCTTAACCATGATATTACTTCTTGGCTTTAGGCTTCGGTGTTTTCTTAGGTGCAACAACCTTAACTGGTGCAGCCTCCTTTACCATTACTGGCTTGGGACGGTTGTGAATGCGGGTGTCAGATTTAATTTGAGTCATGTTGCGCCTTCCTAAGTAAATAAAAGTTTCATTTTCTTGGCCATAGTCCCAGCAGCTTCATACTTTTTGCGCTGGGCCTGACCTTTCTTTTTACGAGCAGCAAGCTTTGCAGCCTTACGTGCAGCCACTTGCTCTGCAACCGTTGGGCCGCGAGGTGCAACAGCACCCCTAGTGTTCCTATCTCTGGTCTGGCGATCAAACTTTGCGTAATCGGCAGCAGCCTGTTTTGATTTTGCGGTTTTTGCAGCAGCGCCAGGCCCAGGAAGATAAGTGCCGCCACCAAGAGTTATCTTAATGGCCCTTCCAACAGACGCTATATCAGACTTAATCTGCTGGACCGGCGTTTTCCCCTTACTCCATTCTTGAGGCATTACTTGCCACCTCCAAGCTTATTGGTAGTCGCCTGATCCGGACCCTCCATACGAGCAGGAGAGAACAGCAAGCGCAAGCCACCGGTACGGCGCAAACGGCGGCGCTTCTGTGCGCCCTTCATCTCTGCCTTCTCCGAAGACTCAGCACGTTCCTCAGAACGAGCCGTTGCCGCAGAAGCAGCATTGGCCGACTCGACTTGAGCTACCGTCTTGGCTGGAGCCGATCCACCACCAAAAATACCTGACATATCAAAACCTCACCATCATGTAGTAGTCGGCCCCATCCGGACCATACTTTCTCATAACACTTTCTACCTCAAAACGCAGTGCTTTGGCAAACCTAAATGCGGTATCGTTATTGACGTTTACGCACATCTGTAACCTTTTTATGCTATAATCCCCGATTGCAGCATCGCTTAACTGACGTGCAGCCCTTATAACCGATATCGCATGACGGTCTATCTCTTGTCCAGGGATCAACCACATCTCTGATACGCCATCCCAGAACGGTCTAATGCCAAAAGCCGCTATGACCTTGCCTCTACCGATACCAGCCCAGCTTGTTCCAACTGCCGCATGGTCCCAGACATAATCAATATAGTTTGGAATCACGTCTACGAAGTCGCTGTTTTCTTTTTTAAGCTTTATTCTGGTGAGGTGATCGTAAGTTAGCGGAACGATATGCTCATCGTGACCCATTCGCACCTGTGGAAGTTGAACAAGTGCCATCAGAATACATCAAAATCTGTGCTGGCGTTGAAGGTCTGGCCACCGGCAAAGCTATTTCCGTAGGTTCCACGCCGCAATCGACGTTGCTCACCACCACCAAGCATCAGATATCCGAACGCATCCCCACAGTGGGAGTGTTCATTCTTCACCGGCGCGTCTTTAAAGCGATCCTGCCCAGCGCCCATAGAGACACGCTTGAAGAAATAGCCACCGCTCAGAGATTTCCGCAACCGCAAGCACTTCTTGCTCACAAGCAAACCTGGCTTACCACCGACCAGCCGGTTCATAGGCGCAGCAGCAGCTTCACGCCTTACATTGAAAGCGTTGCTATCTGTTGGTTGCGCCCGAAACCCAATAGATTGTAGGTGATCGAACGCTGTAACCTCATAGATCTCATCGCGTTTGTTACCAGCAGGATCTCCCCAGATCTGAACTTCAGCCTTATTAAAGCTTGCCGCGATCTTGGCTATTAACTCCTGCCCGAAACGCTCAAGGCCCATATCAAACGTGACCAACTCATCTAGGATCTTCCAGGCACCACCGGATGTTCTCTGGCCAAAGATAGCAGCAGGGGTCAAACCAAAGTCAACGCCGATCTGTAGCGGGTATTGTGGGTCATACTTCACATCAGTAGACATCATTTCGTCGTCATACTCAGGCCACACCGGTCTGCCCTCTTGGACAAACGTGTACTTGCCTTCAGCGTAACATCGAATCCAATCGGCGTTCTTGCCGCCCAGCATCTGTTGGTAATAACCATCCGGTAAATGTGTCTTGTTCTCAGCAGACGGATTAACCATCCACCACTTGCCACCGGAAAATATAAAATCATTTGCCTCTGGGTTCTCAGGCAGATCCTTTGCCGCCACCTCCAGCACCCCACCAGGCTGTCGATGAAAGGTCCAAGGGAACCGGCCACCGATCGGGTTCTTCTCTGAAAGCTCATGCCACCAGTGATCCGCATCTGGCGGGTTGGTGTCCATGATAATGCCGTACCATGACGCACCACCGTCTGATTTCGTAGGGTAACGCCCCACGCGGTGAGTTAATCCGTCGATCACAGCCTTCGGAAGCTCCCTAGCTTCGTTCACCCATGCGCCGGTAAGCTCAAGTGACAACAGCTTTCGCACATCTTGCGGCGTAGAAAGGGCCATGAATATAACTTCGCAGTCAATCCCAGGCGCGTTA